TCACATAGGACCTGTTCATCTGGTCTACCAGCATTTTTAATTACTGTGACCCATCCTTTGATTATTGGCTCTTCTTTCATACACTTATCACTACATTTTGTAATATTTAAAGATGATTTATTTGATATGTTTTCTATCATTGTTCTTTACAACTCTTACATAAAACATCTGGGTATGTTTTTCCATTTTTTAATTTACCTGTCCATGTGAACTCTATTTCCTCTCCACATGTAACACAGGTTGTTATTCCTGAATAAGTTAATTCGGTCTTTGCTAAATGTTCAATCCATTCCTCAAGTGTGTCACATGAGAAATCATTATCGTAATCTGTGAATACCATACTAATATTTAAGAGGTTTTATTATATATAAGGTTTAGATATTACGCTTTCTATTATAAAGCCATTTCTTGACTCTAGCATACATATCCCAACTTCTCCAGACCCGGGTTCCATATTTAACTCTGATTCTATATAAATCTCTAGATGACAAGTCTAATACCTTTCCATCGTAATATGGGTCCATTACATCTGTGGTATTATCATCTGCATCATGTTTAAGACCTAAACTGTGTCCTATTTCATGTATCATGGTGTGAATAATATTATAGGTGGTAATTTTACTATCCGGGTTTGATGCATTTTCAATAATCCCTAATTCTATAGCCTCTGATGCTTTTATTCCATCTGAATGGGTTGCCCAGATATAATCTAAATTGAATACTATTTCTCCCTGTTTTGATGTTTTTGGAAAATATGCATATGCCATAACCCCATGCCTTTCTTTAAAAATATGGTCGTCTTCTTTCTTTCTAAACATTACCTTGATATCAGCATTATCATAATTTCTGTACATTGATTTTAACTTCATTGGTATCTCAAAATTCCATGTGTTCATAGCTGCTGTTAATGCTTTCTTCATATTCCTTTTTGATATTAATGGTAATTCGTCATTATACTCCAATGAATAATAAACTGTGTTTTGATCCCACTTGTGTCTCCATTCTGTTTGCTCCTCTAAGAACTCTAAAGTATGGTCTGGTGTTTCTCTAACTACACATAACGCCATGTATAAAAAAAGGCGGTTCTTATATTTATAGGTTAGAAACCGTAAAGCCTTAGTCCTTTTTTAGTTTACTGACTGTGAAATCAGCACCGAAACCAACTAGAACACCGACTACTACTTGAGTGACTGGCTCACTTATTGCTGCTGCATCCAGAGCTACTATAGCACCTAGAGCTGCTACGATTGCGGTTACTCCACCGCCTAGTAGTTTTTTATAGTTTAGTTCACCACTAGTATCTCCAGAGACTCCTCTGATGATATTTAATGCTGCACCAAACAGGCTTCCTGCTAGTATCAGAATTGGTATATCTGCCATTAATTTACTAACTTCAGTCCGCCCTATAAACCTTTTTAACCGCTTATGTGTAAAAGATAACCTTTTTAATAACTCATGCGTAAGAGATATGTGCTTCATATAAATAATAAATCGCATAAAATGAAACCTTGTGAATATTGTAGAAAGCCATCAAAATATGGTGTTTGTGGTTCATGTCAAAAAGAGTTTGATAGAACAAATACACAGGGAGACTATATTGGATTATAATAAGAAAATCACTATTATAGTTATTTTTAGCCTTCTTTTGGGTATACCATCTACTTATGGTGAAGACACATTTAAAACTATAGGCAATAATATATGGCATAAAGATAATCCTACTGTATGTATAACAGAGCCTGAACCATCTTTACATGAGAGATTTTATGGTGGTGTATTATTTGATGCCTATTCCACAGTTAAACAATGGCAAAATGAACTTATTGATTACTCTGGTGGTAATTGGACCATGGATGTAAAGTTCTATACTTATGAATTTCATAATGATAAACACGCTGATGATTTCCCTGAATGTCAAATATTTATGGAGTTTGAGGAATATTCGGGTGGTGATGCATTAGGAATTACAAGTTATAATTTTGCTAACTCTACTCATCAATATGTATTTATTACAACCTATTTGAAACATATAGAAAAACCAAGTGTTTCATTATGTATAGGCTGTGATGGTGATAATAACAGATTAGGAAATGTACCATATAATGTTGAAATAGATTTGAATCCTGTATATATGCCATATCCAGCCATTAAAATGATAATGTTACATGAGTTTGGTCATGCTATAGGGCTTGGTCATTATATAGAAGACAAGTCAAGAAACAATAATGTATCATCTCTTATGTACCCATCATTTGACCCATTTGATGCCAATGGTGAAATAATAATAGAACCTATTGACTTACAAATGGCAGTTGAAATATATAATAAAGATGGTTTTGGTGGATTACATGGACTAGCACCAAAACATATAGGTGTAGGTTATCTTGTAGATAGATTTCTGGAATGCAAGCAATTACCTACTGCATCAACCAAAAACTGTTAAATTGTAATACTTCCTAGAGTTAACGTGGAGTCAGAGACACACATTCTAAAGCGTTGGAGATATAAACGATTCAACGATTTCATTAGCATCTAGCGGTCTAATCAACCGTTAGGTGTTAATTTAAAAAAAAAGAAGGTTAGTTGTGGCATGTATCACAATCTTCAACTCTCTTTTCATAGATGCCTCTTTTAGGGGCTGAAAAGATAGTGATGTGCTTTCTGCTCACTTTTGCGTTTCTTTCTGCTTCGGTTATTGCTGCATTCATTGTAATATTTGTAGGTTTTACCGCCTTATTAATCTTTGTTTTGTTTAATAATCTGGGTGATTATATCAAATTCTTTCATAAAATCTTCATCATAACTCTCTTTTTTGTGTATTTGTCCTGTTCCCCATGAATCTTTTATCTCATATTGATTTTCCAAATATTTGTTTGCTAGCCCCAACCAAGCTACGTTTTCTCTTGTTGTTTGAATTAATTGAGACATATCACCTCTTACGTGATAACACCATATGAACTTTTATATTTTGAAATATTATTTCTTAGGACAGAATAATAATATATGGTCTAGGCAATCTCCTAGTTTGGACCACCAACATTTTTCACAGTCTATTTCTTCAGTCATAACGGTCTCCCACATTTGTCACAATATATTGTTTTGAGACCTTTACCATACTCAATCAGCTCTCTCGAAGTGGATAATATTAATCCTATTAACGTTGTGTAAAGTGCTATCTCCAAAGATGGAAGACCAGCTATGGTGGAACCAAGGTAAGGCGTTACGAAGAACATACCAGAGTTGCCTATAACCCTCGCTATTGCTTTTAATACTGTCATTACTCATTATTCATTTTTCTCCTTATTATTCTTTTTATCTTTTGATATATTACTGTTCGACCATTCAGCCTTCTTTTCAGCTACTTCCCACTCATGTTTCTTGTTTTCCCTGTCTATTTCATTCATTCTATTCTGGGCATCAATCTTATCCCATTGGTCTTTATTAACCCAATCTGCTGCAGTTACGTGTGGTCTTCCTAATGCATCCTGCCATAGGTTAATCTGTACAGGTTGTCTGAAGTTGTTTAGTTTGTTCTGTGTTGGGTCTCCTCCTCCTTGTGCACCTTTGCTTAATGTATCTTTGTCTAACTCTTCTATTCCTAACATGTCTCTGATACCTGCTGCATCAATTAAGCCCATTTGGTTCATACCCATTAATACTTGGAACATGTCTGGTGTTACTAATGTGAGTAGTTTAGGTTTATTGAATTTGAATTTAATCTTACATGGAACGTTTAATGCATCATCTGTTTGGAACAGTATAGCCAATATTCTATCATAGAACTGTTTCTCTACTGCATCTTCTAATATGATTCTCTCTGGTCTAATCTCTTGGTTGATGTATGCATCTACCTCTTCTATGTTTGCATTTCCACCCAGTTTACCTATATCTCCTTCTGCTAACATAAATCCCGGGAGACCAAATGCTGTGATAATTGATTTAATTAATCCCATTCTAATTATTTCTAACCCGCCTATATCTGCATTAACTGGTGTTGATAGAACTGTTACCCCTGTTTCTTCTGGGTTACTTGGACCTGTTACTGCAATAGCCTGACCTTTTGAATCGTTAATCTTATTGATAAATGATGCTAATACATTTTCCTCATTACCTGCTTCTTGTGGGCTAATTGGTACACTAAAGACTGGTGGTTTGTACCATGCTGATTCTGCTGCTCTTTCATAATCTTGATTTAATACAATATTTAATGTGTTTGCTTCATCTGATACTCTAGCTACTTTAGAGTCACCATAATAATCTGAAAATAGTTCATTGTTAAAACCATGCATGATATACAACATACGTTCTGATGGAATAATGTTATCTCTGATTTGACTTCTTGCACCTATGATTCTAACACCGATGAGTTCCCCGGTGTTGTCATCTAGTACAGGTCTTTCAGTAAATTCGGACCTAATTAATCTAATCTGTTCTGGTAATTGCCAATTTCCATTTTTGTCTGGGTCCAATGGTGTTAATGCTAAAACACATCTACCCTGCTCTAATGCTGTAAAATATCCATTGAATAGGTTTGTTGCTAAATCTAAGTTTAATGCTAATTTATCTACTTTATCTAAAATCTGCTCTGCTGTCATTTCTTTGTCAAAATATGGTACATGATATGTTGTTGTACGTTGCCATTCATCTAGTTGTTCTTCTGGTACCTCTTCTTCTTTTCTTGGTACGATTTCAGTTGTATACCCCTGACCTGCTGTGAATGTTGTGTGGATTCTAGATGCCCTATAAACATAAGGGTTTGTCATGGCACTTCTAAACTCTTTTCTTTGTTGACCTGAATATGGGTCCATTGGGTGCCATACTTGAAGACCTTGGAAGTTACCTTCTTGACCATTCATTCTTCTCCATAGACTTCTATCAAAATTTCTAGCTGGTTCGTTTGATGTTGAGGCTACTCTTGATGCTGCCTTTTTATCTATGCTGGCTTTTTTGACTCTAGATTTCTTAGCTGCCATTGTTCTTATTTACTCATTACCTCTTATTAAAGTTATGATTTCATCAATTTATTTAGCTCTTTTGTCACTAAACTATCAAGATTTTTAGGTCTAGGTGTGGCTGCTGCTGCTGCTACTCTTGGAACCCCATTGATATAATTAGATGCTGCATCACAGGCTAAGGCTAGCCCCCAGAATCTATCATCGTGAAAACCTTGTGGATGTCTGTATAAAATATTACCTGCATCAGATTTTACTATTTCTTGTTCTGTTACCTCTCTGTATAAATCCCTATCGTGTATTATTAATTTATTTTTATTGAATAGACCTTTCATTAGTGATATTAACTCGAATTTTTTAGGTGCTGATAACACAACAGGTCTGAATATATTTTTAATATCCGGGTTGATTAACTTTGATACTGCATCACCTACCCCTGTTCTATCATAGGATATCTTATGGAAACCCCCCTCTTTTTCGTTAATCTTTGACATATCATTGAAAACAATCTCATAATCTATATGTGCCCATGTCTTTTGACCTATCTGTTCTAACACACCATCAGTTAATTCTAAACTCACAAATGCTGAATTATCTACCCTCTGTGCTAGGTCAAGACCTCCAAACTTTACATTTGTCATAGTGCTATTTCCGCCCACTGTAAGCAAAATATTAACCGTTCTTCTTGGTCCTCATCCATTTCATCTGCCTCACCTGCTTCAGCAAAACAATGGTGGTATGTTTCATGGTTAATGGTTTTATACACATCTTCTATAGTCTCATGCATGGCTAAATATATAACAGCCCTTTTTGTCTCGGAGTAATAAATCCCCCGGTTATCGTCTTTTCTGGTCCTTAGCTCAACTCTTAGAGACATGTTTATTCTTAGAACGAACTCGACTATAAATGATTAAACCTATATTAATCATGGGTAATACTTCAACTAGGTCTATTCCATATAAAAAGAAGTCTAGGACCGGGTTAGCCCCCCATACTACGCCTGTTTGGAGAATGGCATCTCCTGCCCATAGCATGTGTGGAATTTGCATATAAAGGATTAGTGCTGTTACACCTAATGACTCTGTGGTATGTCTCTCATACCAATTCCAAAAACTACTCCAAGTCAATCGCTACAGTCAATCTCCCCACCACAGTTTGGACATCTTAAATGACATTCTTGTAACTTAAACATAACCTCACCGCATGTTATACATACTATTTCGTCATACCTCTGGTTCATTTTTAACCTCCTTTTTATTATTAATCTGGTCCAACTCAAACCTTAACCTAGAACATTCTAATAATAAATTAAATGCATATCTACACAACTCATTATGTGATAGTTTACCTATCTTGATTTTTCCCTTCTTTGGGTGTTCTACTAACCAGTCTTTGTATTGTGGCATTCGTTAAACCTCTCTATTACTCTATGTAATTCTTCTATATAATCTTGCTTATTTCTAATATACTCCTCCCTTGAGCCATCTTCACCTGTAATTAATACAACAATTTGGTCAATTTTATCACCTGTTATCTCCTCCCACATGATGGCATAGGCTGTTGTCTGAAGGAAATATTTGAGTATCCAGTCTTCCTGTTTCTTCTTGCTTGAGGTTTTGAAATCAATAATAGATAATTCACCGTTATATTCTGCTATACAATCTGCTGTTCCTGCTAGCCCTAATTCCTTACTACACATCTTTTCTTCTAGCCCCCGGATATTAGCAATAGGCTGTAATAATGGTTTGATATTGTCAAAATGTGCTTTAGCAAATATATTCTTTTCAGTATTCTTTTTATTGTAAAGATATGTTTCAACCATTGTATGTAGTTTGGTACCTAGGTTCATAGCTCTTCTTGATACATAATTAGCTACATCTTCCCCTACAGCATTTCTCCATTCTTCTAATCCTTTCTCATCAATGCTGCCTACAACGTTTGTAACACTGTGATATCTATTACCTTCAGTATCATAATATACCCTTCTTCCATCCTCATTCTTCCTCTTTAATTGTGGTAGAGGTTTTGTATTTGGAGTATGAACAAACATTACCATTCACCTAGCTTATCTACCCAGTCTTTAGTTAATTCGTGAATGTCATTAAACTCCACTGGGCATTGTGTGCAGGTCCATAGAATATGTGAGCCTGTCTCTACCAATGATAGTTTATTACCGCATTCTGTACAAATCTTTAGTTTTTTATTATGATGATATTTGATATATTTTGCTGCACATCTGGTACAAATGTCTTCACCATTCAAATCTGCTACTTCATGTGCTGCTTTTAATTTCCAGCAGACTGTGCATGTTTTATTCATACCACTCTCGTTTCTTATAGTGTTTGTATCCATTACCTTTCTTAGTGTGGTAACCTATTATAAACCAATCTATTTCATTCAAAACTTTGCTTTACACCCCTTACATGTTGAATAACCTTTACTATGTCCATCATTTTTACCCCATGTCCATGTATAACCTGCTTTCTTTTTGCATTTAGGGCATGGTTCAATAGGATAATCTCCACTTCCCCAATCACCCAATTATTTCACCTTTTGTAATAAAAGTTGCTATCGTATAACAATCTCTACAGGTCCTAAATCTATCATCAAAATAATCAGAGTATGATTTCCATTCTCCACATGTTTTACATTGTTTACTCATTCGAACACCTGTGTCCATATTACTTTTCTACCATATTTAGGTATTACGTTTCGATTAGTTTTTGACTCGGGATGTGTAAATTCCTCATGTCTTTTTGTTCTAATATGAATATCATCATCCACCGGGAACTCTGCATTACACAAAGAACATTTTAGTTTTGATTGTGTTATACTATATGTCAAGCACTTAGAGCACATTAAACGACCATCTTGGTCATGTACAATATCATGCTTACATTGGGATATAGGAGTGAACCAAATCATTTCCAATCATCCCAATCCCTGACTCTATCGAAAGCACTTTGGTCTATCCTGAAACCTTTGCCTTCAAATACCACAGCACATATCTTCACAACTAATCTCTCAAGTCGTGTAAGACGTTCATCCAGTTCTTCTATATCAGTCATTTGGACCGCCTCCACCCATTAGGGTTTCTTCATCGGTTGGACCATCTGATAAAACACCATCTTCGGTCCATGTGGTGACGATTGGTTCATCGAGTGACATGTCTATGTAAAAGACTCTGCCTTTAATGGTTACATAACATGCATCCAAGGAGCAGAACTCTATTGTTGGGTAAGCCAATTTAGAAGACCCACCCATGTTTTGCATAAACTTTCTTTTCGTATTCTACTGCTGCATCTTGTGCATCTGCTAATTCTCTTAATTGAGCAGATGTTATTGTGGCTGTCAAATAACGTTTTCCATCTGTTATTGTGAGTGTACCTTTACAATCACTTGTGTTAACAGAAACACCACTTGTAGTTTCACTTCGTTTTTCTTTGAAAACATTGTGGGATTGTACAGGTGTTTCGACTTTTGTAAATCTCACTATTTCGGACCATTCTGCAGAGATTTTTGACACACCACATTCTTCTGCTTGGGTGCTTTGAGAATTTGTTTGACTCATGCTTCTTTTACTCATTTCTGATATATAAGATGTGACCTACTTTTCCCATTAGGTTTTAGGTGTTTGTCACAAATTAGGCACCGTAGAACTTCATCTCCCCATTTCTTTTTACAACATTTATTCATCTATTTGGTCTCCTGTTTCTTTTCCTTCTTGTGTAGGCATGACAACATGGGCATAATATTTTAGCCCCTTGCTTTGTTGCTGCCAAATCTGTCTTTGGTATATATACTCTACATCTCCTACAATAATTATACTCATCATATGTTTGTTGACCTTGTGACCATGCTAAACCTTTAGGAAAGTGAATACATGTATTATTACATTGACCGCCTATTGCTTTTATACCTTTTAATAGATTGAGTTTTGGTGCTGCTGGCATTTCGCCTGCTGTTGTTATTACAGTTTTTTGTTTTCTGTAAGCGTGTGACCCTCCTCTCTTGGATTCTAGTTTGTATGTTTCTCCCATATAGTGAATTATGTTTGACCCTTATTTAATCGTAACCATCGAGCTCTTCTAAGTTTTCACCCGGTTGTAATTTTGTATGTGTTGCCTTTATGTGTTTGATTACTGCTTCAGTTGTTTCAAAACCTTTTTGTCCACAATGAATACAATGCTTGATATTATACACATCGTTCATTTTGTTCTTTCCCACAGGTCCTACAATAGAATTTGAACTCTTTAAAGAAAAAGTTAGGATGTTGACATTCTATTTCATTTTCTAACTCAAAACCATATTTATCTTTTAATTCACTCATATTTCCTACCCTCATACTCTTCTTCGTCTATCCAGACCCATTTACCTTTAGCATCTGGTCTGTATTTTTGTTTCTTCTTATCATGTAATACAAGTCTTAATATCTGCATTTGATTTGCTAATGTGTATATCTTTGCTGTTTTAATCGGTGAGTTTGGCATATCGTCTATCTCTTTTTTTAACTCTATTATTTTGTTTGTTACCTCTTCTTCTGTTGGTAAGGTCCATTCTGGTTTACCAAATACATTCTGAAAAAATGACCTACCTAATCCCATCTACCGTCACCTTTTGGTTTTCTTGATTTACGCCACTTTGGTATGTAATACCCCATTGTAACACCACCAAAGAAGTACGCTAAACAGATTAATGTAAAGCCTAAATCACCTATCATGTTGTTTCTTCTTTCTCCCTAATGTGAGCTTTACACATAACTCCTATTTTATGTAATGTGTCAATATCTGCTGGATGATTTGCTTTCATATCTTTACCTGCAAAAGCTAATTCATACCATGAGAGAATGGTTTTATAGTCTTTCTCATCCAATTCAACTTCCACCATGTTTAATATTAGTAAGGTCTTCTATTAAAGCGTTGTAGAAATGTGCCTGTTGAACTGAAATATCTGCTAAATCACTTAACCTGTCTACAATAGGTTCTCCACTCTTTTCTTTTTTTTCTATGTGTGCTCTAAGTGTTTGTGCTAAATTAATCCAATATTGTTCTCGGTTCTTTGTTTCTCTTAATAGGCTTTTTAGTTTTAATTCAGAAAACAACTTCTCATTTAATTCATCTATTCCCATCAATTATCATAAATCGTCATAGTAATTTATGTCTTTCTCTATGAATTTAATCTCATCTTCTTTGAATGCACCTGATAATGATGTGGTAAATTTACAACAATACTCCTGTTCAAAGTCAATTCTTGGGTTATTCTTCTCTGTTTTAATGAATTTTTCATCTAATAGTTTGTTTAACGATACAGTATATGGCTGCTCTAATTTATGGTATTCAGAGCTCGCATCAAAGTTGGTCCAAAAGAAACCCCTCTTTCCATTAGGCGTAGACTCCATAATGAAATCTGCATCCGATATGTTTGCAACGTTTGGGTGAAGGGCATTGTATACTTTAGTATCATCAATCAGGTTTATAAATGCACACTCTGACATAAAAACACACTTTACGTTCTCTTCTCCTCTAACTGATTCGTTTGCCGGGTATGCTTGGACAAATGTATTATTTACAACACATGACTTGCTATCCTCTTTTGTAATAATATCATCATACTCATATCTTTTACCATCTAGGTCCGTAAAGCCTTTCATAAATAATGATTTGAACCTTTGAATAAACCTGTTAGCTACTTCCTGTTTGTTACCTGCTACAATCATTACCCGGTGTCCAGAGTAGCTCCCGGTTATGCAATTATATGCAATAATGCGTAATGCTGTCTCTGTAGCCCCTATCTTTCTAGACTTGTTTAGTATGAGTTTATGGTGTTTTTGCCATGCTTTAAAGTATTCATCCTGATAGTCAAAAATAGGTGTTGGTTTTCCTGTACCGGGATGTATGGGAGCTCCTATCATTTCATTAAACTTCTCAAAATCATCTGGTACATTAAAGTTCTTAGTAGGCATCTCCAGCTCTGTTGTTTGAGCTTTTTGTACTCCTGCTCTGTTAAGAGTTTGCCACTTTTTCGCTAAGATGCTGTCCATATGTTTCCTCTATGTATTTATCAATAGAAATATCTAATGTTGGTGTTGTTTCAATGCTTGCTTTCTGTTGTAATATATCAGACATAGCCTTCAATACTGATGTTTTCATGGCTTCATACCTACCTTTATCAAGCTCTTCTTGACTCTTTTCTTTTAATTCAGTAGTAATATCCCTGTATTGTTCATCTAATTTAGTTAATATATCATCTAATCTTGCAATAACTTTGTATTTTACAGAACGTTGTTTAGTTACAAAATCCCGGTTAGTCTCTTCCAATTCTGCTTCTGCAAACTCTCTAAAGTATTTCTCCACTGTGTTAACGTTAAGGTCCAAAACTCTTGCTGCATAGGCTGCTGAATGATATTCAAGATATTCTTGCTCACATTTCTTTCTAATTTCAACCTGTTTAGCTTTTGTGGGTCTGCCACCTTTTGCCCTAGTTTTCCCTAGTTTTTTAGGCATAAATAATACTAGGGTATTATAGTTTATAAGGATTTTATAATTTCTTTAAGCATCTTTACATTATAAAACAATGTTATGGTGTTTATCCCTGCAGCATCTGCTATCTCTTTTGCTGTTATTATTCTACCATTATCTCTAGCATATCTTTTACCTTTCATTATACTCTTTCCCCCATTCTATCTGATTTAACTGCTTCATCTAATATTGTTTGTATAGCCATAAGTTCTATGTTTAAATCATCTTTTAATTCATCTAAATCCTCTTTGGTTAAATCTGGGTATCTTGACTGCCAAACGGTATTAATTATATCATTATACATCATTTGAAATTCCTCACTCATATCAGTAATATCAACATCCATAACAGTATGTGCCATAACAAATGCTGCATACCAACTTGCAAATCCCTCTCTACTCGTTAATGCCAATTTCTTTTCTTACCTCTTTTATTCGTTGTAATGCTATTTTTGATAGCTCTTCTGGGTTAATTACCCCTCCCCCATCTGTTATTCTTACTGAAACATTACGGTTATATGCTGTTGTATTATCATTAACATCAATCTGTACTTCATTTGGTATTGCTTGTTGTGGTTTAGTTTCTTCTGTCATACCATCGCCATTGGAATATTGTTGAACTTTTCTATTTTCTTTAATGCTCTTACTGTCATTTTTACATCTTTAATACAATGGTCCATGATATATTTCATAGATTTATCCCACTGTGGTGAATCCTTAAACCAGATTCTTTGCCAGTGTTCAAAATCAACGTGTGTCTTTTGGTCCTTAGTATTAGTGTAGATAGCTAGGTTCTTTAGGGTGTTTCTAGGTGCTTTGATGCTATTTTTCATCATTCTCCATGTGTCACCAAATCTTAGCTGTCCATAAGGTGGTATGTATTGTTCTTGATTGGTTAATAATAATCTGGACCTAATATATGGAATATCAAATTTAGAGCTGTAATGCCCTACTAAATGGTCACATCTTGCCATGTTAACCCCTAGACCTTCTAATAATCTTGAATCAAAATCAAATGAATCATTCTTTACAGCTTCTGCTATATCTCTCTTTTGTATGTTATCTGCTATTAGTTCTTCCTTACCTGTTACTATATCCCGGATGACCATAACGTATCCAATAATGAAGTTCTTATATGGATTAAAATCTGATGTTTCTATATCAATTATACCCTGATATCTGATGCCTTTCTCTAGGTATCTGTACTGTATTTCTGTGAATTTCTTGTGTTTAACATCTGAAAATAATTGGTCCACTTCAAAATCATGTAGTTTCTGATGCAGCCCGAATCTTAATTTTATTTTATCAAGGCTTAGCAAACGCTTGTAGTTGCCAAATTGATTTGGTTTTACCATCTATTATCATTTGTGTTTGTTACATATAAACTATACTAAATGACATCTAATTTGCCTACGTTAACCAAATCATGTTTGAAAGGTTTAACCGGGTTGTGTGGTGCTACAAAATATTTGACTAATTGGTTATCTGGATTGCTTGATGGTTCTACTCTAACAACATCAAATAATTTATTTTTAATTGTTAATTGTTGACCCTTTGTTGGTCTGCTCCATTCCTCTAAAAATGTAGAAAACAATAACACATCTGCTAGGTTTCCACCGTCACCTGCTAACCAAAACTCGTAATTCAAAACTCTGCTCCTCTTGTTTTAAATCTTGGTCTTTGGAATTTAGATGTAAAGAATCTCAACCATACTGCTTCAGCTTGGTCCGATGTTGATGTATCACCTGACTCGAATTTATAGAAATATGCTACTGTTAATTGATTAGCTATATCTATTAAAACGTTAAATTCTTGAGTAGATGAGAAATCTGCTGATGTAACAGGTATTGATATATTTCTAACATCTGTTAGATAGGAGTTAATGTATGTGTCTGCCATTTCTCCGTAATGTTGAATCTTGTCATCGTTAGATGTACCTGTTTGACCCAATATCTGCTTGACCTTCGTGAATTGGAAGTATGCCATGTATTACCTAACCTTTCCTGCCATTTAAAGATTATAATAGAAACGTAGAGCTGTCTTTGGTTTAAAATGTATAGATAGACCTCTTATGCCTTTTTTACCCTGCATCCACTCTAAAATACCCTCATCTTTAGGGAACCCGGAGGTCTTTATTTGAATAAACCATAGCCTGCCATGCCTATCAAAACACATACCATCCCATTTATTCCAATAATCTGTTGATAGATATTTATGAAATTTTGTGGCATATACTATATCTTTATGCCTACAATGAGTTCTTAACAGGACCTGTTTAAAACCATGAGCATGTAACCACGCTACAGCTTTTGCGTTGGAATCTCTGAATGTAGCCCTATTCCTCGATGTTTTCTTATTCTTTCTGCCTCTTTTGTACATAATTCAATCTCGTCTTCACATATCTCTTTTTGTATCTGATAATCAATCTCTGCTATTTCACCCCTTTTGTATTTTCTATTTATCTTCCTAATTGTCTTTTCATTCCTTTCTACACCTACCTCTGCATCTGCCAATGCTTCTATTTCTAAATCACAAACATCACAATCTAACTCATCATAACTAAACAATTTACCACAGTAACTACATGACCTTTTAATAGGATTAATATGTTTACCACACCATTGGCTTATTGTATTATGGTGTGATAATAAAAAAAGATAGGACCCACACTTCACACATTTGTTGTGAAGGTGAGGCAGAAGCTTATAATCTCGTCTAGGGATTATATCCTCAAGCTCTGCCATTCTGATATATAAATAGTATGTTACCCCATTTATATATTGCGTTTTTCCTGTGCTTTCCGTTGTTCTTCTTTTGCATCGAAGAGTTTTTGTGCTGCTATGGCTGATGTTGTTGCATCACGTAATGCAACCTCAATTACCTTTCCTGTGAAGTAGTTTTTTGGTTTTACCTTATACTCTTCACATGCTACACATAATTTTGTGTCTGTTCTTATCAAGGCTACTTTCTTGCATTTCTCACACTCCATAGTTAACATGAGGTCTACTGTACCTTTACCAAAACAGAAATTACACTCTTTAGGTGTACCTATTTTGGACCTTGGGTGGATGTTGGTTAAGATTAAACCAGTTGGTAGTTTTTCCTCATTCTTAACACATTTAGGACATGGTGTTGCTTCCATCCATCCTTTACCTTCATGTCTTTCTATGTCTGCCCAGCTTTTGATACTTTGTATTTTTGTACCGTATGCTTCATCAGTTTGCTCATCCATGCTGCACTCACAGTATTTTCTAAGTGTTGGTTTATCAGCCAATTCTGGTTTGACGATATGCCAACATGTTCCTGCATCGTGGTCCTCTGGTGGATGTTCACAGTGACCCCATTCACACTTTGGTTTTTCTTCCTCTACACGTATCAAACTCTCTTACCTCTCTTGAATTTTGGTGGTATTTCTACATGTTTTACAGGACACATAATTCTTGCTCTCCAAAGATGTGCATCGTGTTGTGTTGGCTCTGGTGCTTCAAGAGAGATTATATGCTTGAACTGTTTGTGTAGTATTACACCTAGTTCACGCAACTGTCTGCACTCTTTGCATGGTTTCTTTGCTGTGCATTTGGTTCTGCTATTCATTGTGTTGGGTCCTCCACTTCTCCTGTTTTGATAGCCTGTTGGTTTTCCCACTCTAGTGAGAGTTGCCAAAAGCATGCGTTTCTTTCGTTTGTCTCTTCTGGTGGAATTGTTTTTTCCACAAAATTGAGTATGTCTTCCCATGTTGTTTCGGAAGTTATTTTGAAGCCCCAGCTATTCATGCTGTAACCTCCTTTCTTCTGAAGTATTCGATTTGGTCAATTGCTGCTTTTGGTAGTAGACCTAGTTGTTCGTCTCTTGCTAGCTCTGCTGCTCTGATGTGTTTACATCTTTCTTCTGGTGCCAAATTGTATTCTTTGTCTGGGCATGTGCATGTGCATGCACTAATTACGACTTTGTATTCTTTACCATTATCGCCCTCGACTCTTGCATGGTAAGGATTGTCGCTGAATAGGTGGACCTGATTTTTTAGAAAGATCTCAAATCCTTTCTCTATTCTACTTTGTGAATTATTTCCTTTGTATTCCATACCAAAATATTGGTGTAACTGCCTTATAAGCTGAACCCAACCTTTCCCCCTAGTATTAGGGTTAGAGTTTATTGATTCTATAGCTTCCATCTTCATTCAATAGTATTCTTGATTTAGCTATCATTCCATCTAGGTATGATTTAGCTTGGTGTATACTGTTAAAGAATTTGTATTCTTTTAGTTTAAGTAGTAATTCGTCTTGTCTAAAGTGTTTATTTTCGTCTGATATTTGATTGATGGCACCCCAGAATGCTTCTTCTTTGTTAGCTGCAGGACTTCTAAGGTCCATCTGGTAGCCTCCCTCACTTGTTTCTATTCCGAAACTATGTAAGCTCTCTTCGTATAATCTAACTGCTTCTTGCATGTCAATAACCTCTACTGTATCTTTAAGGTGTAATTTAGCATGAGCTGTTGCTAACCTGATTAATCCTTCTAACTGTCTTTCTTCTAATGGTAATGATTCAGAGTTGTTTCTTTCTATGAACTCTGCTGTTCTAACGTAAAAGTCCTCTAAATGTCTTGCTGCCTCTTCACTAAGCTTTGGTTTTAGCGATTCACAGTAATGGATGTATCTTTTCAATTCATCTCGTGTTAAGAATATATCATGTTCTTCCATAGATTGTGTAACAATGT